GATCAGCACATCAATGGACACCACCAAGTCGGTGCTCACCGGGCCAACGTCAGGCACCTCGTCGCTCTCGCTGAGCGGCTCCACCACGATGCAGGGCATCTCTGATCTGGCCACCGCTTCCCAGCGATCCCGGAACACCCGGGAGCTGATGCCGGTGGTGGGGGTGATCGCGGTGACGATCGCCGCCAGGATCCGTTCGGATTTGCTCAGCGTCATGGCCTGGGCTCCACATCGGTGTCAGGGCGGCGGCGGCGGCCCAGGCCCAGCAGGCGCCCAGCGGCTGGGATGGCGCCTTGGATGGGCGATGGCACCAGCACGCCTAGAGCGACGTTCCAGCGGGCGTCGCAGGCTTGATGCGGCGATGGAGCCCGGTATTCGCAAATCCCGATGTAACCGGCAAGCAATGCCACGACGGGCCAGTTCATGGCTTCACCTGCTGGTGCTCGACCGGAACGGTAAGCCTGAGCTGGAGCATGGTCGCCAATGCCGGGATCCCCACCGCCAGCACCAGGCCGATGCCGGCGATCTGGGCGAGCCGGGATTCCAGGGCGCGCTGGCGGCTGAACAGCGCATCAAGATCCTTGGTGATCCTGGCTACGTCTTCCTTGCGCTCGGCCATGATTGAAAGGATGTTGTCGATCTTGGCGCCCAGCTCAGCCAGGCGAACGTAGATCTCGCGATGGGATACGTCTTCTGGTGGCATAGCGGATACGGGCGTTGCAGTCATTCTGCCGACGGCTGCAGGGAGTAGGTGGGGGTGAGGTTGTACAGGGCGAGAAGACCCACCAGCTCCTGTAGCTGCGTTTCCTGTGCGCTACTGCCTGCTAGCTCCATCAATCGCCAGATTGATTCCTGAATGTCGGCCTGGCTGGCGGTGCCGCTGATGGCGTCAAGCATCTCCACCCGCAGCCTCACAGTGCGTAGCTCGATGCTTTCGTGGTATCGGGCCATTGACATCAACCCATTCCAGGCTGCAGTGCCCTTGAATGCCGCCCAGAAACCAGCGTAGTTTGGCTCCATCAGTAGACACTCTCGACATATATCTTGTACACGTCCAAGGACACGGTGCTAACTGTGACGTTTGCAGTGCCGTTGCTGGCTTGGCACTGTGGACTCATCATTACCGTTGCGCCTGGAAGGTTTGCGGTTGTGCTGTTTGTGTAGGTAACTTCGTTGGTTACGTCGTCCAACCTGAAGAAAATGGTGCCACCGTTTGGGGCGCAATACATGCTGAACTCCAGTAGTGGGGAGTTGGTCACCAAGTCTGCTGTGGTGAGATTGATTGGCAGCGCGTTTCTAGTTGTCCCATCGTGGGCGACAAAGTTTAGTGATCCAGAGCCTGTCGCCGGGTCGGTCGTAACATGCGAAAGCCCGCAATATGGGCCAGCTGGGGCATTACTGGCCGCTAAGCCAACGGTAGCTGCGGCTCCCTGCAGTCCCGAAAATAGCCGTACTGTTGCAGCGGGGCAGGTGAGGCGAAAGCGAGAAAAGTAGAAGAAACCTCCCGTATTGGCAACGTTGCCCCTGAAAAAACACCTTTCGGCGTCGGTGTTAAATCGAGGGCCTAGCAGCTGGTTAAGCGATGCGGCAATGTTTGCGTAGTTAGTGCGCCGACCAGAACTAGCAACGTCCGTTGCTGCAGGCGTCGGGTGGGTAACTGTCCCGCCTGGTGTCCATGCCGTTTGGAAGCTGTTAGAGCCCGTCCCTACCGTGCCGCTCTGGGGGTTGAACATCATGATGTTGTTGCTGAAGATCGACGGCTGCAACAACGTGGCGGCGCCCGTTGGGCCACGTATGGCCAGCATGAACCTATTGGCCATATCGACCGGATAGGGCACAATGCTGGACGCATCTGCCGCAGCAGGGACGCTGCCTGGGGTGGTTAGTTGAAGGTTATCGGAGTTGATCTTTACGTTGGTTTCACCCGCAAATGCGGTGGAGAAGTAGCTCAGCGCGCTCCAGGCCGTGGCGCCATCGCCAATCTTCAGCTTCCCGGCATCAGTCTCAAATCCCCATTCACCCTGCAGCAGGACAGGGTTGGCTGCCGTCCAGTTCGCAGCCGTGTCGCGGCGGATAACAATGCGGGCCGGGATCGTTTGGCTCATGCTCCACCACCGTCGTAGAGAGTTCCGGAGGCAAGCGCGGCGCCACCGTCAAGGATGTAATCAATCGCTGGATCTGGGTCCATCTTCACCAGCGGCACCCGGCAGAAGCTGCCGTCGTCAAAGCGCTGCGGCTGGGTTTCGCACTTGTAGCTGGTGCCATCAACCGTCACCAGGTCGCCATAGCTCAGGCTGCCGAATGCGGCTGTCGGCACGGTCAGCAGCAGATCGATCACGGTGATCTCGCCGCCAAGGATGATCTCGGAGTTTTGGTCCAGCATTCCCAGGCCGCTCACCGCGCCAGCCGTCACCGCCACGCCGAAGTCGGCGAGGAACGGATCAAGCGACTCGGTGAAGGCCATCAGGTGGGCTCCTTTGCTTTGCGAGTCGGCTTGGCTTCAGGCAGCTCGGTGGTGGCGCGGCCCAGGCGCACCAGGATCGCCGCGTCGTCGTCGGACACGTCTTGAACGGTGCCGGCCTCCAGGGCCTGGCCGCTGGCGATGGTGTTGCGCAGAAGGAAGATCTTCATGTGGGAAAGGGGCGGCAGATGCCGCCCCGGTCAGGGTTGGGAGCCTGAGCCCCTATCAGCTGGTGGTCACGTCCAGGCAGGCTGCGAAGCACTTGGGATCGCGCACCGCCACGTCGTAGGTCACGATGCCCCGGACGCTGGTGAGCGCCTTGGAGAAGTCATCGGAGTCCTCACCCACGGTGATCTCGAGGCCATTGCCCCACAGGCCCACCATGGCCTGGCTGTAATCACCGATCACCACCGCCGAGCAAACGCCGGAGCTGGTGCCTTTGGTCAGGGTGCTGGGCACCTGGTTGGTGACGTAGATGCCGTAGCCGTTCACCACCGAAGGGGTGGCGCCGCGGCCGATGGCCAGCAGGTTGTCATTCACCAGGAAGTGTCCGTCGGTGGTGGTGGAACCACCAGCGCGCAACTTCTTCAGGTTGCCCATCACCTTGGCGTTGGTGATGTAGCTAACCGAGTTGCGATCAACAGGCACGTTGTCAATGGTGAGCTCGGTCTCGAGGTTCACCAGGGTCTCCATGGTGATCGCGCCGCCGTTGGTGCCGATCGCCACCGAACCGATACCGCTGGTGCCCATGATCCCCAGAGGCTGGCCGCTGGAGCCAGAGCCGTTGAGGATGCCCAGATCCATGGCGACGTTGATGCCGTCGATCAGGTCGGTGCGCACCAGCTGCTCAATGCCAGGGGTGGCCTGCAGCAGGGTCTGGCGGCTGTACTTGGACAGCGCGGCCAGGTTCTTCGGCGAGAGCGTCACCTGGTCGAAGGTGGATTCCGCCTGGGTGATGGCGGTGGTCTGGGTGCTCAGGTAGTAGGTCGAAGCAACACCAGAGCGGCGGGGAATCGCCACGTTGCCCTGCAGGCCGGGCATGGTGCGAACACCTGCGGCGAGCATCACCGAACGGTTGCGCAGGAACTCAATGAAGTCCTGATCAAGCAGATCGGTTTGCACCAGGTTGCCGCCGGTGGTGGCGCCGCTGGTGACGTAGGTGGCCCGGGTCAGAGCAGAGAAGGGAATGAAGAAAGCCCGCTCGGCCGAAGGGGCGCGGCCCATCGACTTCTGCACCTCGGCGCTCATTTCGCGCACCAGGCCGGCTTCGTAGGAGCTCCAATCACCAGACAGCGCGGCACGGATGCCGGCGGTGATGTTGAAGCGGGTGGCGTCGCGCTGGTCCATCTCAACCGGCTTGACGGTTTCGACAGGCTTGGCGCTGATTTTGTCGAGCACCGCGGCGCGGGCTTCGTCAATGCTGCGGCCGTTTTCGATCAGGGTCGTGCCCAGATCCTTAAGGCCGTGGCGCTCGGTCAGGGCGTTGATGCTGGCAATGCGGGTGCGCTCGGCGTTGGCGGCTTGAGCAGCCGCTTCCGCCCGCACAGCCTCGATGTTGAGGTTGGTGTCTTCCATGGAAGCAGGGGAAGGGGTAGGGGTCGGGGTTGCGGCTGGGGCCGCTCCATCGGTGTCGAGCTTTCGCCCGATCCCGATGGTGGGGTCAGCTGGGCACGGGGTAATGCTTACCTCGTACGGCTGCCACGAAGTGGCAACGAAGTTGTCGCCGCGCTCCTCCATCTGATTGATGGAGTAGCCGACCGAGACATTCCGCAGAACGCCATCGGCCACGTCGGCCATTACCTCCTGCGCGAACGCATTACGGCTGAACTTGACCGACACCATGCCGCGCTTTTTCTCGCCATCAATCCAGGCCCGCTCCACCACGCCAATCGGGCGGTTTGTGTCATGGTTGAACAGGACCGGGGCACCATCCGATAGGCGGCCCAGATCCACGGCGCCGCGCTCATGGCTCAGCACTTCGTTGCCGTAATAGCGCTGCACCGGGTATTCGCTGGAGAAGCTGAACTCCATCGTGCGGTCTTCGCTGCTGATGGCGGCGCCATCCAGCGACGCAGCGCGGCGATGGGTCTGGCCCTCCAGTTCACGCATCAGGTCCATTACTTGCCCCGTCTTGGTTCAGGCTAGGAACTCCGGTTGGGTCGCTCGTAGTAGCCGAGCCGGTTGGGTCGGCAGAGCCGCCCTGCATGTCGTCGGCGGGGTTGGAGTCAAAATGCAGATCAAGCTCTTCAGCCCGGTCCACCTCGGCCTTGCGGGCGATCAGCAGCTCCTCGAGGTCGCCGCCCTGCTCGGCCACCACCTGGGCCTGGGTCTTGGTGCCCGATCGGATGGCCAGGTTGTCCGCTTGGGCATCTTTGAGCGGGTCAATGTAGCTCCAGCCACGGGCCATCCACCGGCAGGCGCAGAAGCGGTCCGGTGCCAGGTCGTAGGTCGGCAGGCTCAGCGCACCGCTCAGCACCGCAGCCTCTAGCCAGCGCTCAAAGACTGGGGTCAATAGCTCATCGATCAGGTACTGCTGCAGCACCTTCCAACAGTCGCGGTCTTCAATTTGCGCTAGGCGGGAGCTTGAGTAATTCGACATTGAGTAATCGCCGGACAGCGCGGCGTAGTTCACGCCGATGCCGCTGGCAAACGCCCGCAGCATTCCCCGCACAAACGGCTCCAGCTGACCGTCTGGCGCGTTGATCTGCGGCACCTCCACGGACTGGCCGGGGAACAGGGTCTTGAACATGCCCGGCTCAAAGGTGGTGACGTGCTCGCCGTCGATCACCTCTTCTCCGTAGGTGTCGCCAGCGCCTTCTGGGCTGGTGATGAATCCCATCAACGCCGACGCCGCCCGGGCCCGCACCAGCGCTGCTTGCTCATAGCCCGCCAGGTGGTGAAGCCGTTGAATGCCAGCGGCAAACCACGACACGCCCCGGGTCTGCGCTGGCCTTTCCTGCAGGTAAAGATGGATCGCCTCGCTGGCTGGGACTAGCAGATGGCGGGCGCTGGGGTTGTGGCCGCCTAGGGCCGTGTCGCCCGGGTGCTTGGCCAGAAAGGCATAGGTCACCGGCCGCCCCCAGCTGTCCACCTCCACGCCCATGCGCCATTCGTTGCCCGGCACCGTGCTGCCGCCGGTGTAGTTCTCGTCCAGCTGGTCGCTCTCAAACACCTGCAGCGCCAGCGGCACCTGGCCGCCACCGAAGGCTTGCGGCACCAACCTGACCAAGATCTCCCCCGATTCGACCATGGCGCCCATGGCCATGCGCTCGATCTGATGCAGGTTCAGGCGGCCGGCAACGTCACAGGTGGCCTTGCGGGTCCACGTCTCCCAGGCCGCCTCAATCTGATCATTCACCACTTGATCCAGCCGGCCTCCGCCGCGCTGCATCCGAACCTGCATCTGCAGCCGGATGCCGGTGCCGACCACGTTGTTGGTGACCAGCGACTTCGCCCGCTTGGCGTAGTCGTTGTCCCGCACCAGCTGGCGGGCCCGGTTGCGCAACCTGCTGATGGATCCCTTGATCTCGCTGTCGGCGCTGCTGCCGCCGCTCACCCAGTCGGACGTGAGCCGCGACACCGTGGCACCGGCATAGGCGCGACGCTTCGGGGGGTCGGCTGCTGCAGGCTTGCGCAGGCCCAGCCGTTCACGAATTGAGAAGCCCAGTCCGAACGCCATCAGCCAAACCTCACGAACAGATTGCGCGGATCGCCCAGGCCGTTGGCCATCCGCTCCGCTGCTTCTTCCTTGGCCACGTCGGCCTTGAGGCGGTTCTCCAGTTCAATCAGCTCGGCCAGGCTGAACCGCTCCAGCTGGCGACTGCCAATCGTGTAGCGCTTCACCGCTCCGCCGCTGATCAAGCTGCGGATGGCGGCCTGCACCGCGTCGAGGTCTTGCCGCGCCTGGCTGCGGCCATCAAAGGCGGCAGGGGTGCCGGTGTAATTCAGGGCCGCCAGCACCGTGAGCGACCCGGTGCCGATGGTGATTGCGTTGGCGCCGTTGGTGGCCCGGGCCTGCCAATACCAACTGCCGGCCGCCAAGGTGGCGGAGCTGGTGGCGCTGATCGTCGTCTCCCAGCCGCTGCCGTAGCTGGTGCTGGCTACGGTCAAGCCGCCGGTGGCACCAGCGGTGGCCGAACGCAGGAAGTACGACAGCGACCAGGCCGCGCTGGTGACGGCATTGCCCAGGCTGTCGGTGGTGGCGTCGTCGCGCCAGGCCACCGTGTCACCGGCGCGAATCGTCGCAGGGATCGTCATGGCATCAGGCTAGGGAGCCTGATCTCACCAGTTCGTCAAGAATGACGGCTGCGCCGGTGTTGCCTTGGCCTGGCGTTGGGGGGAGGCTGGTTTGGTGAGCTGCGCCTCGAGCTGATCCCACATCGTCGCCCGGTTGTAGCGGCGGGCCACCAGCTGCAGGGCGGCGTAGGCCATGCGGGTGCAGTCGCCGGCTTCGTCGCGAGAGCCAGCAGGCAACACCCAGCTGTAAGTGGTTTGGCCCTTGTCGCGCTTGGGCATTCGCTTCCAGGGGAACAGCTCGGCCAGGAATTGATCGGTGCTGGCCATGCCGAAGTGCAGGTAACCGGGGCCCGGCTGTTCATTGCGCAGGCGGCCCTGGAGGTGGTTCACGCTGGCGTCGTAGCCGACATTGAACAGCAGCACGCCGCGCTTGGTGATGCCCTGGTTTTTCCTGTTCACATCCACCGGCACGCCGCGGCCGATCAGCGGCTTGCCTTTTTGGTGTGCGCCCTTCATCGGCACCCAGCTTGAGGTGCGGCTGCGGCACCAGTCGCGCACCTCATGAGTGGCATACCCGCCGTCGTCAATGCCGCCCATGGTCAGCCGGAGCTCCGTGCCATCGGCCTTGCGCCATCGCGTCTTGGCGATCTGGTCGAGCTGGGCCAGCGTCTCCGGCTGCTGCGGGTCGCCATCGATCTCCCAGTGGCCCAGGTGCCAACCTTCTTCGCCGCGGCCCCAGCCCCAGACGGTCAGTACCAGCCGCTCGCCGGTGGTGCCGCCGCCGCCCTGCACGTCCACGCCAGCGGTGAGCAGCAGCACGCCATCAGGCACCGTGCCCTCGGGGTAGCCGTTGCCGGCTGCTTCGTTCTTGCGCCGCTGGGCCAGGCCATCGCCGGTGAGCTTGCCACTGATGGAGTCTTCCCACGGCTCACCGAGCACGGTGTTGTGAAAGGTCTGCATCGCGTCGGGGTCGCCCTTCCGCATGGCGTCCAAGGCCTCGGCGTGCTCGCGCACCAGCACGGTCCAGTCCGCTGCGGGGGAGTAGCTGTAGGCCGCCCAGATGTGGAAGCTCACCAGCCCCGGCTGCTGTCGCAGCGCCGTGGGACGCCATTCGCCGCGCTCCACCATCCAGCGTTTTTTGCTGTGCGGGATCGGCTCGGTGCAGTTCTCGCAGGCGTAGTGACCGGCGTGCTCACCCTCGCGGATCATCTGCTCCCAGCGCAGCACCTGCATCGCCTGGCAGAACGGACAAGGCACGAAGAAACGGCGCTGATCGCCACGCAGGAAGGCCTCTTCCGTCTTGCCACCGGCGAAGATCGG